GGTTTGATGGATACTGTTAATCTGACAAATCAAATGGCTGTGTGTCTTGCACGTATCTATCAGCGTGGTTTCAAGGTGGATCTAAATGTTCTGGACAGTGTGCGGCAGGAGTTTGAGCAGGAGCAAAAAGAACTTGAATCATCTCTTGAGTCCACTGTTCGTAAAGTTATGGGAGATACACCTATAAACATCAACAGCCCAGAGCAACTGTCTTGGGTTGTTTATGGACGTAAGGTCAAATCAAAGATGGATTGGGCAACCAAGATTGACCCATACATGGACAGAAAAGAGTTTGACCGTCTTCTATCTACCGACACAGAGCGTTTGTACCGCACGACTGCAGAGCAGTGCCGTGCTTGTCGTGGCTCTGGCACAATACATAAGGTAAAGAAGAATGGTGAAATGTTTAAGAATCCTAACAAGTGTCCTGATTGCTCTGGTGAGGGTTTCTTATTTAAACAAACAGACGTGCTTGCAGGCTTTAAGTTTAAGCCACCATCACCTAAGTGGGCAAGCGCAACAGGCTTTACTACAAGCAAACTAAACCTAGAAATACTAGAAGGTGCGGCTCGTAGTAAGGGGATGACAGATGCGGCAGAATTTCTAAATAAAGTTCGTAGGCTGAGTGCCGTTCATACCTATCTGTCATCTTTTGTGGAAGGCATCCAGACAAACACCAAGCAAGATGGATTACTTCATGTGCGTTTACTTCAGCACCGCACAGCTACTGGTCGTTTGTCTGGTGCCGATCCTAATATGCAGAACATGCCACGTGGCGGCACGTTTCCTGTTAAGAAAGTATTTGTGTCACGATTTGATGGTGGCAAGGTGATGGAAGCTGACTTTGCGCAGTTAGAGTTTCGTGCTGCTGCCTACTTATCACAAGATGGAGTTGCAATTGATGAAGTATCTAATGGGTTTGATGTACATGCATATACCGCTAAAGTTATTACCGATGCTGGTCAACCTACGGATAGGCAGTCTGCAAAGGCTCACACGTTTGCACCGCTTTATGGCGCAACGGGCTTTGGGAGAACGAAAGCGGAAGCAAAGTATTATGAACACTTTACCGAAAAATACCAAGGAGTCGCAGAATGGCATTCCCGATTGGCTAAAGAGGCTTTAGAAAAACAAAAGATAACTACACCTAGTGGCAGAGAGTTCTCTTTTCCTGATGTAGTTCGTAAGTCTAGCGGTAGGGTAAGTAACTTTACGCAGATAAAGAACTATCCTGTACAGTCTTTTGCTACCGCAGACATTGTGCCGATAGCTTTATTGTATATAGATGACCTACTAAAAGATAAAAAATCTTGCATCGTAAATACGGTGCATGATAGTATAGTAATTGATATTCATCCTGATGAGGAACATCAGGTTATCAATGCAATAGAACAAACTAATAATGCTTTACCTCAACTTATAGCTATGCGCTGGGGTATAAGATTTAATGTGCCTCTACTTTTAGAAGCAAAAATTGGTCCGAATTGGCTTGACACCAAGGACGTGGCATGATATAACTATGCCTCATTCACTATGAAAGGAGAAATATATGACAACAGAAATAACAACTATTGACCCAAATAATTATGCTGCAATGGCGAAAGCAATGGGCATTGCAAACGAGGGTAAAGGTAAGAGCAAAAGCAGTTCTCTTGCCCGTTTGCGTATTAACCATTCGCCAGTCATGGGTACCGCTGAAGTTAATGGAAAAAGTGTCAACGTAGAAGTAATTGAAGGTGGTACATATAAGCTAGAGGTTCCTGATGGTCCTACATATTACGCATCATCTGTAAAGGTGCGTCCATATGTACAGCGTTATATGTATAAGCGTTTTGTTATGGGTGGTGCAAACTCGTCTAATCGTTACATTAAAACTATCATGCATGACGATCTGAATGTTGATCTAAAAGATAATGATGGTGGCTTTAACTGTGGTAAGCCTGCGGGTTATATACAAGACTTCAAGGCATTGCCAGAAAAAACACAAGACTTAATTAAACAGATTAAGCGTGTGCGTGTTGTTCTGGGAACGGTTGAGATGACTAATCCTGTAAACGATAAAGGTGAATCTGTAGAATTGGATGTTACACCTTTTATATGGGAGATTGACAATCGTGATGCATTTAAACTTGTGGGTGAGGTGTTCGTGAAGTTGGCAAAGATGAACCGCCTTCCTGTAATGCATAACTTTGTCGCTAATACTGAAGAGCGTAAGATGCCTAATGGTAATAGCTTCTTTATCCCTGTTGTGTCATTAAACATACACGATGTTGTTAATGTTACACCAGAAGATAATAATATGTTTACCGACTTTTTAGCATGGATTGATAATTACAACTCGTATATATCAAATTCATGGGCAGAAAACGCTAACGCAAAATTAGAGGATGGTGATGCGGAAGTGTTAGATGACTTGGTTGACATTGAAGTTGATGAGGTAGCATAATGAATCACCAAGCTGAATTGTCGTTGCATCAGTATTTGCAGGATGCGATTAGCGGTAAGTCGTCCATGTCGGATGACACAATAAACCAAGTTGCTAATGATGTTGCAGAAGCTATGAAACGACAGTTTGGTAGTGGTAAGAGTAGAGGCGATTTCACATTACGCATGTCTAATGTGGGTCGTCCTACTTGCCAACTTTGGTATGATAAGAATAAACCTGAAGTGGCAGTGCCGTTGCCTACAACCTTTGTAATGAACATGATGCTAGGCGATATTGTTGAAGCAGTATTTAAAGGATTACTAACAGAAGCAGGAGTTAAATATGAAGATACGGACAAAGTTAGCCTTAGTGTTGGTGATGATAATATTTCTGGTTCTTATGACCTCATCATTGATGGTGCAGTTGATGATATTAAATCAGCTTCAGACTGGTCATACAGAAACAAGTTTGACTCCTATGAGTCCCTTGCCAGTGGTGATGGCTTTGGGTATGTAGCCCAATTAGCCGGATATGCTAAAGCATTAGGTAAAAAAGCAGGCGGCTGGTGGGTTGTAAATAAAGCTAACGGCAAGTTTAAATATCTACCAGCATCTGGTATTAAAGTAGATGAAGAAGTAGATAAAATTAAACAAACCATTAGCAAAGTAAAGGAGAACAAGTTTGAAAGATGTTTTGAACCAGTGCCTGAAACTTTTCGTGGCAAGCCCACAGGTAATAAAGTACTTAATGACGGATGCAAATTTTGCAGCTATCGCTTTGATTGCTGGAATAATCTTACTGAGTTACCTGCTGTAAAGTCACAGGCAAAGAACCCACCTATTGTAAATTATATAGGTGATGTAGTTGCCTAACGCAAAACAATTTAGGGCAGCACGAAAGTATGGGTATCGTAGTGGTTTGGAACTCAAGGTATCTGACTATCTTAAAGAACTGAAGATTGACTTCTTGTATGAAGCAGTTAAGATAGAATGGGAAGACCTAGCGTACAGAACATATACACCCGACTTCGTGCTGCACAATGGTATTATTATTGAAACAAAAGGTATGTTTACCGCAGCAGATAGACGTAAGCATCTAGCTATTAAAAAACAACATCCTAAGTTGGATATTCGTTTTGTGTTTGAAAGTAGCAGACGCAAACTTCGCAAAGGTGCTAAGTCTACGTATGGTGAATGGTGCGTAAAGTATGGCTTTAGATACTATGACAGAATTATTCCTGAAGATTGGTTAAAGGAAAAGGGTAAAAACAAACACCCAAAGTTTATAAAGTTTGGTGGTACAAAAGTAAAAAGGAGATAGACATGGACAACATTAAAGATAAAATGGCTATGCAAATGAAAGACGAAGACTTTATGATACGGGTAAGACCTTTTGCTGATGATGATGGTTCTTGGAGTGGAGAGGTTGATGTAGCTATTATGTATGGGGATAATAACCCATTAAAAGATGATGACTTTTATCAAGTTCTACATTTTGCAAAAATGATGTGCGCTGCTGTGCCTGTCATGGAAGAAGTAAAAGAATTAAGAAATATTGTGCATGAATATGTAACACAGGTTATTGACAATGAAATGAATATTGATGTAGAATTAGAAGAAGAAGCAGGTGTAGAAAAAACATATGATGGCAATGTAATCCACCTGAACTTTAATAGTAGAACAAAGGGGTCAGCATGAGCAGGTACGAAGCGTATATGAAAGCCAGACTAGAACAAGAGGAGATACGAATGCATCAAGCAAATAAACAAAGCGACAATGTTGTGGATATGGTCAATAGTCCACCACATTATAACCAAACGGGTATTGAGTGCATTGATGCTATCTCCGCTGCAACTGACACTAACTTTAAGTATTACTTGCAAGGTAACATTATGAAATATCTGTGGCGATTTGACTACAAGGACAAGCCGTTAGAGGATTTGCAAAAGGCCAAGTGGTACTTGGATAGGCTGATAGAAGAGGTAGCGGCAGATGGTAAAAGTTAAAATGTTTATTACAATTGAAGTTGATGAAGAGGAATATCCTATACCAGCAGATGGACAAGTTGGAGAGGAATTAGAGGATGGCATACGTGAATACTTTTATGATATAGACGGTGCTGAAATTAAAACTATGAAAACAATTACGGAGTAAAGAGATGATTAGCAATACATTACCTACAGACTATCAAAATTTTATAGCACTATCACGCTACGCTCGTTGGAAGGAAGATGAGCAGCGCAGAGAAACATGGGGAGAAACAGTCACCCGTTACTTTGACTATATGGAAAAACACCTTAAAGATAATCATAGCTATGAGTTATCTACGTCCTTACGTGAAGAACTAGAAGAAGCTGTTCTTAGCCTGTCTATCATGCCTAGCATGAGAGCGTTGATGACTAGCGGTCCTGCATTGGATAGATGTCATGTAGGTGGATATAACTGTTCATATGTTCCTGTAGATAGTCCACGTGCTTTTGATGAAACCATGTATATTCTTATGTGTGGTACAGGCGTAGGATTCAGTGTAGAGCGACACAATATTGAGAAGCTGCCTATAGTAGCAGAAGACTTCTATCACACAGACACAGTAATCAAAGTAGGCGATAGCCGCCCCGGTTGGGCAAAATCTTTGAAAGAACTTATTGCTATGCTATATGCAGGGCAAATACCTGCGTGGGATATGTCAGAAGTACGTCCAGCAGGTGCTAGGCTCAAGACGTTTGGCGGTAGAGCATCCGGCCCACAGCCTCTGGTAGAGTTGTTTGATTTCTGTGTTGAGAAGTTTAAGAGAGCAGCAGGACGCAGGCTCTATCCGATTGAATGCCACGACATTATGTGTAAGATAGGCGAGGTTGTAGTTGTCGGTGGTGTACGCCGTAGCGCACTCATTAGCCTGTCTAATTTAAACGATGACCAAATGGCACATGCTAAGTCAGGTAAATGGTGGGAAAACGAAGGTCAACGTGCGTTAGCTAATAACTCTGTAGCATACAAAGGCAAGCCGGAGATGGGTACATTCATGCGTGAATGGCTGTCTTTATATGATAGTAAGTCAGGTGAGCGTGGTATTTTCAACAGAAAATCTGCACAGGTACAAGCTGCTAAGAATGGCAGGCGTGATACTGATCAAGACTTTGGCTGCAACCCTTGCTCTGAGATTAT